TCCTCTTAAAGTTTACTGATTTATCTAGCTTAGATAGAATTTGCTTTGCTTCCACAAAATCTTTTGGTATACATCTTAATAATTCTTCTATGCTGAATATCATTATATCGGGTTCATCTTTATGTATTTTTACTAACAATGGCTTCTGTTCATCTGTATCACAAATCAAAGCAGTCTTTTTATCAAAGTTAAAACACCTAGCCCTTGGCTGAATCATTATGTAACCACTCTCTTCGCATTTTATATTTAAAGCAACAAATGCTCTATGCATCATATCAACCATTTGTATTTTCTTTCTAACAACATCAGACTCCAAAGATTCTCTCAACATCTGTTCTCCTCTACAGAATTTAATCTCGAACTGAACACCAACCATCTTAAAGATTCTTTTCCTATTTCCCCACTTCTCATAAGTTTCTAATTCATAAGTTCTTAATTCTTTTAATTTGCCTTCTAAGTTTTTATCTAAATAAGTTTTCATAATTTAATACCTAAAGTGGGCGATCATAATTTGGGTGCTTGGGTGTTCCTATAGGAACACACCCCACCCCACCCAAACTATTTAATGATTTACACCCAAGTTCACCCAAAAATACCCAAGCTACACCCAAACTAACACCCAAACTATTTTTCATAATCAGACTCCAATTTGCTGTAATCTATGTGCTGATATCCTTTATATGGAGTATGTTTTACTAATTTTTTATTAACCAATTCTCCCAATCTGTCATCTATAGCATCTTTTTTCATAACAGTTTTACCATCCATAATCCTGCCAAATAAAGTTGCAGGCATATAAAGAACATCTTGTGGGTTATTTGGATTATCTACCATAGGCAATTCTTTTAATGCATCCAAGACTGGCTTTTGTTTAGCAGAAACAACATTATCAGTATTCTTTACAGGCATATCCCCTTCCTCAACCTTAACAAGCACAGCAGACTTTTTATCACCCTTTTTGCCTAGATTCTTAACTGTGTCCATTCTAAAGTTCATAGATGGCATGTTCATATCTTCTTTGTTAAGTGTTTGGCTCATCTTCACATACATAACCTTTTCCTCAACACCTAAAGCACCATCATAGTTATCCCTGTCATCCCTCTCTATAAAGAACTCAGAGTCTACAGAAGCAGGTAATACACTAGAACCCCTACCTCTTCTTACACCATTAGATTTGCTTCCTGCATGTCCTGTGTGGTGAATAAGCATAATACAAGCACCAGTCTCAAACTTTAATCTGTCAACTCTTTGTATAAATAGATTCATATCGGACGTACTATTTTCATCTCCTGAACCGAAGTTTCTCTGAAGGGTGTCTATAACAATTAAACCTAATTTGCCAAATTCTTTCTTGGCTTTATGTGCCTTTGCTAAAACATCTTCATAATCTTCATCATCTAATATTCTTGCGGGTCTATTACTTACTTTAAACTTTTTGCCTTTTAGCGGTGTTTCAAAATGTTCTTCCCAAGCTAATATTCTTTTAAATATGGATTTCTCACCCTCTCCACAAAAATATAAGACTCCTGACTCCTCTGTTTTATACCCGTACCATTCCTTACCAGTTGCAATAGCAAGCATCATAGAGATGCCCACAAAGCTCTTACCTGCCTTTGGTTCGGCATAGATAGACACTACTGTCTCTTTCTCTGCAATCTTGTCTATCAACCACTCAGGCGGTCTGTCATTTGCTTCCATCTCATCATAAGATAGAAACTCAAACTCATTACCGCCAAGATACAACTTATTATCTAAAGCATAATCCTCTAGCTCTTTTGTATTCTTAAAATAACCCGATTCATAAGCATCCCAAAGATCATCCTTTTCTGCAAAACCTTCAGGTGGTGTTATAACACTTACAAGACAACCCTTCTTCTTTAGAAACTTATACATTTCCTCTGAACACTTTTTGCCTGCTTCATCATTATCAGGCCATATCCAAACCTCTCTACCAAAGATGGGACTCCAATCTGCCTTTTTCCAACTGTTAACACCGCCATGCCAAGTTACACAATCGCCCTTATATATATTTTCTGCACCTAAATTTGCCTTCTCTCCTTCTGAGATAATGATAGGCTTATCCTTATACTTTTCAGTGTTTTTAAAATAAATTGGCATATCCCCTTCAGGCCTTTGCATTGACCATGTATCATCTGTGTTCTTGCTGAATGGTGCATACTTCTGCCTTATGTGATGCCCTTCAGGGAATCTCATAACCATAAAACTATCGTTATATTTTAAATGCACAACCGCTTGCTTAAACAAGTCAATAAGTTGCTCTCTACTAAAAGACCTAGCATTGCCCTTGTTAGTGTTATTTTGGGGGAGTCCACTAACGCTGAGTAAGGAGTCATTAGGCAATGCTTGGTCGTAACCGAAACTTTTTAAAATTGTCTTTACATCTTTATTATGATGTTTGATTAAATCTATAATACCGCCACCAACATCATCTTCAAAATCATACCATGTGGCTGATTCAAGATCTAAGGTGCATGAGCCATGAGTACCCCACCGAAGTTGTTTCGATGAGATACTGCTTGGTTCACCTAGAATTTGCTTTGCAACTTCAGGTGCTATTTTTTGCCAGTCTACTGACTGCATCAGAAAGGTATATCACTATCGCTAAGTTCAGTCTTAGCTACCATTTCTGCTACTTTATCTGCTAGTCCCTCATTAGGAGAAACAAAGCCATCGTCATCATCAGCAGGTGCATCAGGGTCTATATACCATTCAGGCACATTAAAACCTCTATCACCCCATTTTACAAACCCAAAAGATAACTCTGATGAGTTGCCTGCTCCTACTTGTATATGCTTAGAGCCTTTGTACTCAACAACAGGCAATTTGCCTACATTGTTTTCTTTATCAGCCCAAAACAGCCCACAAATATTATTAAAGGCACTAGACTCTGCAAAAGAAAAGCTCTGCCATAAATAAGCATGTTCAGCTCCACTTGGCATTACCCATACTGAGAAAGCTCTTCTCCATTCATCAGCAGGCTTGGGATTAACCACGCCAAACTTAGAATCCCATTTATATTGGAAACCTTCTGCCTTTGTATATCTACCCCAACCCGACTTAAATGTGTCAGTATCAAGTTGTAAATATTCTATTGGCACTTCAGTCTCACCATTTGCAAAAAACTTTTGATCTCTTGTTTTGAAACCCAAGTAGATTTGCTGTTTATTTTCGGTATTGCTCATACCACCAAGTACGTCCATATAATACTCCTATCAATGTATCGTTAAATTTTCGATACTGTTTATATAATCAATTTCAAGTTGGGCATAACACCTTTCCTTAAAATTCTCGTAATCCTCATCATTTATGATTCCTAAGAACTCACAAGCAATTTGGATTTTTCCGTAGGATTCCCTACAAAACTCTTCAAAGTCCTCTTGTAGCAAATAACTATGTAAGTCCATTTGCCTTTTGTAAGACTTCATCTAACCTCTCACAAACATCTGATAGCGGTAACATAGAGAACTGTGTCCAATTCTTTTCCTTAGACTCACCTATTAGGTAATTAGGAATGACACAATATATTTTCCTTCTATCATATTTATAAATTAATAATGGTATTAGGTTATCATTAGCACTCTCAACCGCTTGATTCCACCAGTCGTTTTTAAATACGTCTGTCTTACCATTGCCCTTATATCTTTTACATTCTATCGCTAGGTTTCCCCAGTAAATATCAGCCATGCCTTTAGTCTGATATTGGTCTAAATTTCTTTTAACAGTATCGGTGCTACCTTTAGATGCAAGATAAGTATTAATCTTATTGCATATAACTCTCTCAAAAGCTGCACCCTTATTTCTACTGTTAATTGGCATCTATCACAACCTCTTTTCTACCATCTGCATGGTAAGTAGTGGTTAAGGTATTGCCTTGCTTAACCTCTGTATACCCTGCTCCATTGTTTACATGGATATACCATTCATCTTTCTCTTGGTTAAGTTTTAACCTGTGTAGTTCTACTATGTCGCTAAACTGTGTCACTGTTTTTCTCTGCTTCATAAGTCACCATGCCAAGTTTAATTAACATTTGTGTAGCTTGCTCTATTGTTAGATTGTTTTGAATTGCAAAGATTTTTATATCTTTATGTAACTCCTCACCAATCCATAATGCTTTTTTTGTACTGTTATCCATTTCGACTCTCCATATTTATATTAAAATTAATTTTGCAATAAAGCAAAGACTTTATTACATCTCCATCCAAAAACCTTATACTATCCTTAAGGGCAAAGGATAAACTCTCCATATAATACTCTACTACTCTCATATCTTATTTGCCCTTACTCACTTCATAATCCTTCAATCTTATACCAATCTTCTTACTACCCCTTGAATGTGCCTTAACTGTTGTTATTTTTCCATTTTGCAGTTGTCTTAAATGTGACATGACCATGTGCCAGCTTTTTTGTTTTTTACCTTTATTGTTTTTTGTAAAATTTTTGTATATTTTGTCTCTAATTTTTACAACGTTATAATCGGTATAGTTATATCTAGAATGTTTATATATTTTTTTTTCTTTTTTATTTGTATTGTTTTGTATCTCAAATATATCTTTTGCATAAATACTCATGTAAAAATACATATAAGATTGCATTATATTTTTAAGATTAATTTGTATATTTTCTTGATAATTTTTAAGGTGTTTTTCGTTTTCTTTTACACCGATTGTCATATTTTTTACATTCAACATGTCAAAATTATTAAAATCTAATTCATATAAAGTGCTATCAAATAACATTTTTCCGTTATTATCATAAGATATGGTTACTAATTTTTTATTTTGTACTGTAATAAAATTGAGATGCATGAAAATTCCATCACCTCTATTAATTTGTAAGTAAAATTCGTTAAAAGGTAAGATAGATGGTTTTTCATGTATCCACTTAAGAACAAATTTATTTTCTTGTATTAAATAATTGATAACAGAATTGTTTAAATAAAATTTTATAGACTTGTTTGACAAATCTGTAACAAATTTTGTTTTTTCTAGAAATTGATTTTTTTCAATAAAGTTATATTCAGTATATTGCACTGGAAATTCATAAAACTTATCAAAAGAATTTTTATCATTTTGATAATGATTGTAAGCATTTACATATCTATAAAAACTTTGCTTATCCATATCTCTCTCCTACAACACCAATTCAACAACACTCGGACTATTGTAAACAGATAGAGGTTTGCCCTTCTGATATTCTTTATAGTTCTCTAAGTATGTTTCCATGATTGACCAACCAAAATCCATTTGCTCTTTAGTCATTTTAAATACCTTAGATGCATAAGGATATGTTTTCTCTTGTGCTACAAATACAAAGTCATCAACCTTATAACCAGCAGACTCCATACCACGCCTATACCATGCTGCTTGTAGATCATAACTATACTTCTTAACTGATCTGCCAAAGGTATAAGGTTCAACTGATTGTGTAGTCTTGTAATCAACAACCACTATCTTATCTTTTGAATCAGTATCATCTAAAGGTGGGCATATTAAGTCAGGCCTACACTTACACAAAACCTCATCTTCATACCAATAGAAACTAGACTCTGCCACCTTGCCTTTAGCATCAAGATAAGTATTGCCTTCATAGATCATCTTCTCCTTCATGCCTTCTATTAGCTCTACATCTGCTTCTTTAATTACAGTAAGACCTCTCTTCTCGTACTCTTCTTTTAATTCTTTATTTGCCTTAGTGTATGGACTGCCAGTAATGACAACCACTTCTTTATCAAAGGCTTCTTGCCCTTCAACCAATAGTGAATGGGCAGCAGTTCCAAACCTCATTGCAGGTGTAGTCTCTTGCTTATGTTCTATTGCATGAAGCTGTGATTCACCAAACCTTCTAATATAACTACTGCTTATACCTACGCCTTTGTGGTAATCCTTGTTGGGTATGTCATCGCAAACCCAAGCCTTGCCTTGTTGCTTTGGCTTATACTCTTTAAGTTCTTCTATCATCTCTTGTCTCCATTAAATACTTAATCTCTGTTAAAGACTCTCTAACCTCATGCTCACTCTCTCCGATTTGCACTTTAGTCTCACCTGTTAAGAAGTCTTTGTAGTAACCTCTTATCTCTCTCTTGGGTAGGCAGATTTCTCCGCCACCCACTATGTTGAATATTACTTCCATATAACTCCTTTTTGATTAATATATAAATATTAAACTAGGTAAATATAAATAGCAAGTATTATTTTAAAGGGTTCAATACTGGCACTTGGCTAAGTGCATCTAAGGTTTCTTGTAAAGAGTCTATTTCTAGGGTTGGGGTTATTATCTTTTTATCAAAGGTAAAGTATGTTTGCGAAGTAGTATTTGGCTTGAAGATAATTCGCTTATGTTCTTGGCTGTAGAAAACAAAAGCAAGAATATCACAATGGTAGTTCTTATAAACCTCTGACATTTGCCTTGATGTCTCTGATGCAAAAGTATATTTGCCTTGCTTAGACTCTCTTCTTGTTTTGACTTGTACTGTATATTTTCTACCATTTGTCTCAAGCAGGATATCTGCTGGGTGTTTGTCTTGTGTTGGATATACAAAGTCTGCATATTCCAGTAGGAATGTTTGTACTAAGGATTCACCCAAAGCACCTAATCTTGAATTACTTTGATGATCTTCCGATGTCTTTTTTGGCATCTTTAACACATAGTGCAAGTTGTCTTGAATTGTAATTTGCCCTGCTTGGAGTTTGTATAGCATATTTGCTGTCTAGCAACTCTTCTGATGCTTCTAACCACATGCCCATTTCCATTAAGGCTCTTGTCCTTCTAAAACCCATGAATCCTTGTATACCCATTTGGAAGCACATATCAAGGCAAACCATTTGTCCTTTTTCAGGAAAGCTACGCCAAACAGTCCAGTATTCATCTAATTGATTCATAACTCTTTTGATATCATTATCAAGCAAATACATCGCTTCTTCTTCTGTTATACCTCTATCAGTAAGATTTCTACCAACACCTATTGTCCACTTATCTTCTGTGCATTGATAAAGGGTACACATAGTTCCCTCATGCCTTATAAGCATTTCTTTTACTTTATCGTACATATTATTTGCTATGAACTCCTCTGAACTTCTCTGCTGTCCTGAGCGATGACATGCCCAGTAAGGATAAAAGTATTGTTGTAAGTTGTGAAAAATCAAACTCAAGAGCTTCAAGTTTTAAATCTGCTCCATTGACTACAGCTATCCAAGTTGCGATAGGCAGGATAATGTAATGAGTGCAAAGGCTAAACCCACAAACATATCCAATGCAGGGTCTCCATGACGATACAAACCAGTTCCCGTTCTTCGCTTCTTCAGCATTAAGGCTAATTTGTGCTTTATCCAGTGATATAAGTTCTTTTTGCAAGTCATGTGATAATTGTTCTTTTAAATCTTTATCCTGAACAAATTTATCCAAGACGTTATTTGCTACTTCAGCAATTTTGGTAATACTCAAAATAAGCCTTTTACTATTAAGGTAAATAATGCAACTACTATTGTAGTAAGACCACCAACCAACCAAGCTTTTGTGCTATTAACTGAGCTTTGCAGGTCATCAGTTTTTCGGTAGATGGTCTTCCAACGCTCTTGGCAAATCGCATCATGCTTCTCTAAATCTGATGCTACTGATGCGATTGTCTTACGTTCGGCCATTATTATTCCTCTGTTACTTCCTCTGCTTCTTCTTCTACAGTTTCAGAAAATGCTTTGACCTGTAGCTCTCTATAGTCAGCAAGAATTACATATCTTTCATAAGCAGATTGTAGTTCTTGTAACTCTCTTTGAGCTACATTTAATTTGCCAGCTATATTTGCCTGATCTTCGTTTAAATCTTCTGCTTTAAAGTCTCTGCCATTAAAGCTAATGATTACATCGTTTTTTACTTCATTCTCGTTACTCATATATCTCTCCTATATGTTTTAAGTTAGTTAATTATATTATATATAAATTAAGGCCTATGACCATAGTGTATTTATAATTGTAATAACAATTACTCACCTATAGTTTTTGTTTCAGTCGTAGGTGTTATTTCTTCGTCTATTTTATCTTTTAAAGATTTTTTTAGGTTAGCAACCTCTTCTTCACCCATAATGCTTTTTACCCAGCCCTCTACTATTGTATTGGTCAGATCAGCGAAAGGTACAAAGTCTGAACCAATGTCCTCTAGTGATAGTGATTGAGTGCCATAAACACTAGCGGTATATGGTACTTCTTGACCATCTACTTCATGCTTTTCACTACTTGTTCCATTTAATCTCCAATGGACGTTATAAACTGTGTCTGTATTACCCTCATAATCAGGATATACATCAACTGTTTTACAGTCCCATGTGTATGTATTTGCCATCTTTTTTCTCCTATATTGTTGTTATTATAAAACTTAGCAATTCGTTATATCTTACACCAAGTCTCGTTTGTTCTACACCATCATCATCAGTCCAAGTGCTAGATATAAACATACCATAGTCACTTGCATTTAATCCTTCTGCTGTAAATGCATCTTGTAAGTCTTGAGCTATGACTCCAAAATGATATCTAGCTGTTTCATCAGAATCAGGATTATCATCTTTTTCTGCTACTGAATCTTGCCATCTAAATCTTCTTATTAAACCTTTACATGCTGTAGCAACTCTTTGCTCTGCATCTGTTAAGGCTTGTATGTCTTGTTTTTCGTTTTCATCAGAAGTCTGGATAGTGCCATTGGTAGCATATACATCATCAAAACGTACTGATGAGCTTCCAAGATCAATAGCATTGTCACTATCTTCTCCATTTGTACCACAAGGCAGGATAGCTTTATAAGTAATGTAGGATTCAAATTTAAGACCAGTGCTGAAAGTTGATATAAAGAAATTAGACTCTGTTTGATCTACATGACCAATTTGCCCTATATTAGTTCCTATACTACTCAAGAATTGTAAATAACGCCCTTCGTTAGTAGTGCTTGTATTTTTTACAGATAAAACAGGATTAGTTGCACTGGATTTAGCGTGATTTATTGTAGTTGAGCCTACTGCGTTAATAGTGCCATCATTAAATTCCATTGATGAGCTATCACCATGACCAACTATTTTAGTTATAAAATCGTCATCATTTACAGCACCTACCAATAATTTACCACTTGAAACTCCTAATACTTCTGTTTGTAATCCTGAAAGTTTTACTGAATTAGCTGTTACATCTCCTGAAAGGTAAAGGTCTTTGAATTTAGCATCAGACTTACCTATATCAATAGCACTATCATTAGCAGCATTGGTTGTAGTGTTCCAAGGCATAAGCTGCGAACCAGCTTC